AATTTATTTTGTAGGCATGGTGACATGGCTAATTAACTAAGGAACAATATGAGTTTGATTCAACTACCAAAAGTAATCGAGTTAGTAAACAGTTTATCGTTTAAAGTCAGTGAGTTAGAGCAGGAAGTTAAGAAGCTTAAGCAAGAGATTGCTAAGCCAGCCCCTAAACCAGCAACAAAGAAGAATGATTAAGATTGTATTTTGGTTCTGTATTGGAGTGCTTGGAGGGTATACATTGCACAAGGCAGAGCATACTGTAGACTTAGTAAAGTGTCCTAGCTATACCACTAAGCATGCTACATGGGTTGGTTATGTATCCTTTAATCATGATGAGGTTAGATGTTTTTGGTTAGAGAATGAACATCCCAGGAGAGCAAGAACAGAACCAAGAATTAAACATGGAAGGACAGAATGAGTTTTACAATCTATGAACCTAGTGGTAGAATGTTTATTCAGTGGTTCTTTTCTACAGAGGAATTGATCAGATCAATGGTCAAGCATCCGCAGAATGTGTATCATAGGAATGAATGATGGTATGGAAATGCCCACCACTTCATCTACCGAATTGGAGTAACAACTGGAAATGGAAACAAGAGATGGTTAAGTCGCCTTGCATAGGTAAGTGTACTTATGATATCACTATCATGGGCTGCAACGATTGTGGTAGAAACAAAGAAGAGATCAGTACTTGGTATACTATGAATGATGTACAGAAGCAGAAAGTCTTGGAACGAATAGCTAACGAAAGGTGTGGTGGAAAGGATGAAGATAGTTCTAGACATAGAGACTAACAGTAAGCACAATAAGATATGGTTAGTAGTAACGAGAGACATTAACACAGGAGAAGTGAAATCGTGGAAGGAAGCAAGCGGATTACAAAAGTATTTGGACAACTGCGATTTGATTATAATGCACAACGGAATCAGCTTCGATGCCCCAGTACTGAGAGAGACATGGAAGATTTCGATAATGCCGAGCCAAGTGTGCGACACGCTCGTGTTAAGTCGCCTACTAAGTCCAAGCCTAGAGGGAGGACATAGTCTTGATGCATGGGGTAAGCGATTAGGTTTTCTTAAAGGTGAGTTCAATGATTGGGATGGAGGCTTGACTCCAGAGATGGAAGAGTACTGTATCCAGGACACACTAGTAACACAGAAGTTATACGAGCACTTAACAAGTGAATTGAAGTCTAACAAATTTGACCAAAGGAGTATTGATCTTGAACACAAAGTCCAAGCAATCATCGCAAAGCAAGAAAGAAACGGTTTTAAGTTGGATGAAGTGGCAGGTATTACTCTTCTTTCAACGCTGCAGAATAAGCTGGCTCATATTGAAACTGAACTTCAGAGTATCTTCCCAGCGAAGACAATCGAAAGAGTCTCAGAAAAGACAGGGAAGCCCCTCAAAGACAAAGTCGAAGTCTTCAACCCAGGCAGTCGCAAGCAAATCGGTGAGAGGCTCATCGACAAAGGCTGGAAGCCCAGCAGGTACACGGAAACAGGTCAACCGATCGTCGACGAAGGGACGCTAGATGGAGTAGATATACCTGAAGCCAAAGCGATCAATGAGTATCTAATGCTCCAGAAGAGAGTAGCTCAAATAGAATCGTGGCTCAAGGCAGTGGGAGAGGATGGTCGAGTACATGGTAAGGTAATTACAAATGGTGCAGTCACAGGACGAATGACGCACATGTCACCTAACATGGCACAAGTACCAAACAGCGGAAGCCCCTATGGTGAAGACTGTAGGGATCTATGGATTGTAGAGAAAGGATATAAGTTAGTAGGTATCGATGCTTCAGGACTGGAGTTACGAATGCTTGCTCACTATATGAAAGACGATGCATACACAAGTGAAGTCGTTTCAGGTGACATCCACACAGCAAATCAAAAAGCTGCTGGATTGGAAACAAGAAACCAAGCGAAGACCTTTATATATGCATTCCTCTATGGTGCAGGGGATGCCAAGATCGGGACGGTTGTTGGTGCTGGAGCGAAAGAAGGGAAAGAACTCAAGTCTCGTTTTCTTAAGAACACTCCGTCGCTTGAGAAACTTAGAGAACAAGTCAGTTCGATCTCTCAAAAGTCGGGATCGTTACCAGGTCTTGATGGACGTAGAGTACAGGTTAGGTCTGACCACGCAGCACTTAACACACTACTCCAGAGTGCGGGTGCGATTGTTATGAAGCAAGCTTTAGTTCTCTTGAATGATGAACTACGCAGGGCTAAGATTAACTACAAGTTCGTAGCTAATGTGCATGACGAATGGCAGATTGAAGTAGAAGAAGCAAGAGCAGAAGAGGCAGGTAAGCTTGGTGTCTTAGCAATTGAACGAGCTGGTAAGGTACTGAAGATGCGCTGTCCTCTTGGTGGTGAATATAAAGTAGGTAACTCATGGAAGGAAACACATTGATGAGCATAATCAAAGAAGCAGTAGTACAAGCATTACGAACGGGCGACTCACTTGCTTGTGTTCGTCAGCAGTTGCTAGAAGTATTAAATGAATTAAAAGAATTAGATGTATATTTAAAAGCAATTCATGATAGTGATTTTAAACCATGAAGAAACTGTATGATGGAATCCCTGAGAATATCGAACCACTTGTTGTACTAGGTGACGATAATGATTACTTAGTTGTGTACACAATCATGACGAATGAGGACACAATCGAGATGCTGGAACGGACGATACGGATTCTTAAAGAAGAAGATTTACAACCCGAAAGGTTGACGCAGCACTAAAACTGTGGTATAATATATGTTGTAATATCAATTAACTAGGAGAAATAAATGGATACAAGCAAACCTTTACCGATTCAAGCAGACATTTTCTGGGCTAGTCTTACTGAGCCAAACAAGTTGTCAGGAAAGTATCAAGTTGACTTGAGCAATCTAAGTAAGGAAGCTGTACGAGAATTAGAATCAATGGGTGTGACAGTTAAGAACGATGCTAAGCGACCTGACCAGGGTTTCTTCGTGACTGCTAAGAGCAAACTGTACCCTATCACTGCAGTAGATGAAGGTGGTAATCTCTTGAATGTTAAGATTGCTAACGGATCTAAAGCAGTAGCTTTGATTAAGACTTATCCCTATAGCTTTCAAGGTAAGAAGGGTGTTGGTGTAGGTGTCAGCAAGTTGATTGTTAAGGAACTGATTGAGTACAAGCCTGAAGGTGTAAGCCTTGCAGACCTGGAAGAAGAAGCTCTCTAATGATGAAAGCCCTCATTGACGGGGACATACTAGTTTATCGCATAGGCTTTGCTTCTGAAGAGGAAACAGAGTCTATTGCGATGGCTAGATGTAGTGAGTTCATAGAGGACTTGATTCTGTTCAACGGGTTCGGTGAGTACCAAGGATACTTAACTGGTAAGAAGAACTTTAGGAATGAGATAGCTGTTACTGCCCCTTATAAGGGCAACCGTAAGTCAGCTAAGCCTAAGCACTACCAGTTACTGAGGGACTACATGGAGTCTGCTTGGGCATTCACTATGATCGAAGACCAAGAAGCAGATGATGCTATCGGTATCGCAGCATACGAGATGGAAGTAGGTGAGTACTGTATTTGTTCGATTGATAAAGACCTAGATATGCTCCGAGGAGACCACTATAACTTTGTCAAGGATGAACGGTACTTTATCACTGAAGAAGAAGGAATCAAGAACTTTTATAAACAATTGCTAATGGGAGATCGAGTTGACAATATCATCGGTATCAAGGGCATTGGAACAGTTAAAGCGGAAAGGCTACTCAAAGAATGCAAAAACGAAAACGAGATGTATCTTGCTATCCTGGAAGCTTACGACGGGAACGCAGAAAGGGTGCTGGAAAACGGAAGACTACTGTGGATACGAAGGCAGCACAACCAATTGTGGACACCTCCAAGCTCATTGTAATTAAATGGGTTGATGCAGTAAGTGATGGTGGCTGGGAAGAGCACGAGAAGCCTGACATTCATGAAGTAACTACAGCAGGGTATATTGTTTCAGAAAACAAAGATGCCATCTGTATTGCTTCTACTGTGTCGGGTACATTTACCAATGCTAGGATGCATATTCCTAAAGCATGGATTAAATCTAGAAAGGTAATTAAAGTTGAAGCCCCAGTCAGCAAAAGCAAAAGGAAGAAAGTTACAGCAGTGGGTACGGGATCAGATACTGCTTCGCTTTCCAGTGCTGAGTCCCGATGATTGCAGGTCAACGAGCATGGGAGCGGGTGGAGAAGATGTTCAACTTAGTCCTCTCGCTAGGTCGCTGGTCAGCTACACGATTGAATGCAAGAATCGTAAAGCTGTTGCAGTGTTTAAGGATTACGAACAAGCAAAAACACATGGACTAGTAGAGCCACTCGTTATCTTGAAACAGAATAACAGTAAGCCACTAGCCCTAGTTGATGCTGAACACTTCTTGGATATGCTACAGAAACTGAATGATCTGAAGCACCAAGTAGATGTTCTACTTTTAGTTAAAGGAAAATGAAATGAAATTGATTGTACACTTAGTAGAGTACGAAGGAGCACCTGACCACTCAGCTGCATCGATTGATATGAATCTACCTGATGGTACTCGTTATGATACTTTGCAGGAACACTTCGACAGACTGTTGTCACTTGTCTACGGTTATCCAATTGGTAAAGCAAAAGAGAATTATCATAATCCGCTAGATCCAGAGGATGAATAATGCCAACACACTTAGTGATACCAGATGTACAGGTAAAGCCAGGGCAGGACTTCACTTTCTTGAAAGCAGTTGGCAACTACATTGTTAAGAAGCGTCCTGATGTTATTGTTAATATTGGAGACTTTGCGGACATGCCAAGCTTATCTAGCTACGATAAAGGTAAGAAGTCCTTTGAAGGTAGACGATATAAGCATGACGTTGAAGCAGTTCATAGTGCAATGGACATCCTCTTAAAGCCACTACGTCAGCTGCAGGACAGGCAGCGTAGGAACAAGGAGAAGGTCTACAAGCCACGCATGGTGTTGACTATAGGTAACCATGAGCATCGTATCAATCGTGCCATAGAGAACGATTCAATGCTGGATGGGACTATCTCTTTAGAGGACTTGGGATATGAGAAAGCTGGTTGGGATGTTCTACCGTTTGAGCAGCCTGTTATTATTGATGGTGTTCTTTATGCCCATTATGTCACTGCTGGTGCTCTTAACCGTCCTGTTGGATCAGCTGCAGCCATCATCTCCAAGAAACACCAGTCGTGTGTTGTGGGTCACCAACAAGGTAGACAAGTTGCTTACGCTATTAGAGCAGATGGCAAAACGCTTACGGCTATTATAGCTGGTAGTTGCTACGAGCATGATGAGGATTACATGGGTGCTCAAGGTAACCACTACTGGCGAGGTATCGTAGTGTTGCATGAGGTGAAGGATGGTTGTTTCGATGAGATGTTTGTGTCTCTTGACTTTCTTAAGAAGAGGTATCTATGATAGCAATGCCTGAGCCATACGGTGAAAGACAACAACCAGAGTTTACTCTTGAGAATTACTTCAGGGGTTTAGTACAGATGGACTTTGCAGATGACAAGGAAGACATGGTGAACTCACCTAGTCATTATACCCAGGGATCTATCGAATGCATTGATGCTATTGCACAAGTGGTGAAAGACCTACAAGGAATGGAAGCAATGTGTACTGGCAACGCTATCAAGTATCTGTGGCGGTGGAAGCATAAGAACGGAGTAGAGGATCTGAAGAAAGCTCAGTGGTATCTACAACGAATGATTGACAACAGCAGTAAATAGGAGTATAATATATGAGTGGAATGTCACCCATAATCAGAGGTAGTATTAAACAATTAATACAGGAGCTAAACATGCGTAAAGCAAAAGAGAAAGTAGCACATAGTAAATTTTTCCCTGAAGATAATCAGTTTATTAATTTACAGGGAAACTATTGGGATCACGATAACTGGGAAGTTAACGTAACTGTTAACGGTGGATCACGAGATTATTTTTATGTGTGGGTAACAGACTACGATAAGAATGCAGATGCCTTCTTGAATGAGTTAGCTACTGCAGTATCCAAAGCACAAGACGCTATCGCTAAGTTTCGCAATCGAGCCAAGGTAGAAACTACCGCTGCTAAGGATACCAAAGCAGCCAAGGTTGCACCTAAGAAGAAGAAGTAAACTGTGTTAACGCTGACAGTGCCTGAGTTAAAAGAGCGACTAAAGCGTTTAGATGAGGTATCTCTTCTGGAGTTATTAAACATATCTTCAGAAGAGCTTGTCGATAGTTTTAGCGATAACATTGAAAACAATTATGAGAGCCTCTGCAAAGAGGTAGACTGGGAAGAGACTGAATGACTAACAAATATCAAATGACACCTTATAACACCTTCATTGCCAAGAGCCGTTACTCACGGTTTCTCGATGATAAGAATCGTCGTGAGCACTGGGGTGAAACTGTAGCACGTTACTTCGATTTCATGGAGAAGCACTTAGCTACTAAGCAGAACTACACGCTGACTCCTGAGCTGCGTAAAGAGCTACAAGAAGCAGTAACACACCTGGATGTAGTGCCTTCTATGCGGGCAGTAATGACTGCTGGTAATGCATTAGAGCGTCAGAATGTAGCAGCATTTAACTGTAGCTATCTTCCTATCGATGATCCTAAAGCATTCGATGAGGCGATGTATATCCTGTTGTGTGGTACTGGTGTTGGATTCTCTGTGGAGCAGCAATATGTTACTAAGTTACCTGAAGTACCAGACCAGTTGTTTGCTAGTCAGACTTCTATTATGGTGTCGGATAGTAAAGAAGGGTGGGCGAAATCACTTCGACAACTCATCGCTCTTCTATACTCTGGCGAGATTCCAAAGTATGACGTGTCGAAAGTCCGACCTGCGGGGGCTAGGCTTAAGACTTTTGGCGGTAGAGCCTCTGGAGCACAGCCACTGGAAGACCTCTTCAAGTTTGTTATTAGTAAGTTTAAGACAGCAGCTGGACGAAAGCTCAGTTCGCTGGAGTGTCATGACATTCTATGCAAGATCGGGGAAGTTGTTGTGGTGGGAGGAGTGCGTCGTTCCGCTATGATCAGTTTGTCTGATTTGACAGACGATAAGATGGCACACGCTAAGGCAGGTAACTGGTGGGATGGACAAGGTCAACGAGCATTAGCTAACAACTCAGCTTCGTACTTAGAAACCCCAGCAATTGGTCAGTTCATGCGTGAGTGGACTAGCATTTATGAGTCACACTCTGGTGAGCGTGGTATCTTTAATCGTGAAGCTAGTCAGAAGCAAGCTGCTAAGAATGGTCGTCGTGATGCAACCTATGAGTTTGGAACTAATCCATGCTCAGAGATCATCCTGCGTCCGTATCAGTTCTGTAACTTGTCTTCGTGTATCATCCGCAGTACAGACACTGAAGCAGATATCTTGAACAAGGTTCGTTTAGCTACTATCTTGGGTACATTTCAGGCATCGTTAACTAACTTCCCTTACCTTCGTAAGATATGGCAGAAGAACACTGAAGAAGAAGCACTCTTAGGTGTGTCTATGACGGGCATCTTGGACAATCATTTATTAAATGACCCTGATGATGAGGCATTACCAGGACTATTGGAGAAACTACGAGATGCTGCTGTTAATACTAACGCTGAATTTGCTGCTGCTATTGGAATCAATCAGAGTGTTGCGGTTACGGCTATTAAACCCGAAGGAACTGTATCACAACTCTGTTCTACCGCATCTGGCATTCATCCTCAGCATAGTCAGTATTATATACGTCGTGTACGAGCTGACAATAAAGATCCTCTGACACAGTTCATGCTGAAGTCAGGGTTTATTGGCGAGCCTTGTGTGATGAAGCCTGAGTCTACAACAGTATTTAGCTTTCCTGTTGCAGTAGCTGAAGGTGCTTTGCTTCGTGAAGACTTGACTGCTGTTGAGCACTTGCGATTGTGGTTGATTTACCAGCGTCACTACTGTGAGCACAAGCCATCAGTCACTATCTCTGTTCTAGAGAATGAGTGGATGGAAGTAGGGGCATGGGTGTACAAGCACTTCGATGAGGTTACTGGTGTGTCTTTCCTGCCAATGGATGGAGGAACATATCGACAAGCACCGTATGAAGAGTGTACTGAAGAGGACTACAAGAAGCTACTTGATCAGCAGCCTAGCGGTATTGATTGGGATAACTTCCAGGAGTATGACGATAATGTCGAAGGAGCACAGATGCTAAGCTGCACAGCTGGAGGATGTACAATATGATAGAAGTTGGTTTTATTGTTTTAGGAGCAGTCCTCGGTGTTACTAGTGTATTAGCAGTACAGTGGTTGTATAGCTGGATTGCTTCTATGCGTAGACAAGTAGACAGTGTTAAGTGGGATCTAGAAAGATACCAGCGAATGCGAGAGGACTGGGTTGAGTTTAGCTTTTGGAAGAACGAACATAAGAAAGAAACAAAGACATGATACTAGAACTACACTTTATATACGGTTTTATGATTGGTTTTGAATATGTAGATGAAGACGATGTTAAGTATTATGTTCTTGATCTAGGTATAGTACGATTAATGTTAGCCTCTCCCAAAGACTAGCACTTGATGGCAGCCCTACTTCGGTAGGGTTGTCTTTTTATGATAAGAACATTGCTCTTTCGTCATTGCGACGATTGACTAATCCTTTTAGAATCTTACCACCACCTATCGTGTACTTGAGAAGCTCCTCTGCAGCACCTTCCATTTCTCCACGAAGAACCTTCTGACGGAGGGTTGATCGCTGTAGTGTTCCAAGACCCACATTGAAGCTAAAGCTAACAAGAGCATCGAACTGCCCTTGTGTAAGAGGAACAGGACAGTATCGCTCGACACCTCGTTCAAAGTTAGCCAAATCTCGTTTAAGAATATCATCTACTTCTCCCATCGTTATTGTCCTATTCCATCCATCAGGGATAGGTAACGCTTTACGTTCCGCTAAGGGAACACGAGCATGGTTAGGGTCGATAACATGACCCACACCAATAGTCCATAACAGAGCAGGACACTGATATGGCTTAGTACGGACACCCTCGTGGTGACGGATAACCTCAAGTGCTTTATTGCTTACTTTCATTTCTTAGAGAATGCTTGTGTACCGAACCAAAAAGCAATAATAGAAGCTAGAATCTGCATCTCGTCTGCATCAAAGACCATTGGAATAGCCTCAACAAAAGCAGCACCAGTAGACCAAGCCCACCAAATAGAAGCAATATCAACCACTATCAATAGGAATACAAACAAATAGGTTACAGCAGGTCTTACAGAAGCTCTGAGGTTGATTACCCACTGAGAAGCACCCTGACCTATAGCGATGTCATGAGCGTACATTGCAGAGCGTTCCTGAGCCTGTGTCTCCATCTGTACTTGCTCTGTTTTAATCTCCTCTATACGAGCCTGAGCAATAAAACCACGCTCCATCATCTGTAGTTCTCTCTCAGTTTGCATACGAGCCAGTTCTAGCTCATGAGATTTATCAGACTTGTCCTGAAAGAAGTCAAGCAGTTTAGGTAAACCACCCATTAGGAATGATAAGGCAGTTGAAATTAGTGTTAGCATTACTTGTCTCCCCAGACTATAAAATAAGAAACTACTGCAGCAGCTAAGAAGCAGTACATCTGTACTCTCCTAACTGCTTGCATATCTGCATCAAACATCTTTTTGTTTTGCATCTCTTCTTTAAGCATTCGCTGCTTGATAGCTTGTATATCATCCCAAGCTTTAGCACCATGCTTGTTTATCACTTCAGCCTTCATACGAGTTTCCATCTTCTTTACTTCTTGGATTATCTCGTATTCTTTAAACGCTCTCATGACTGTATTGTCTACTTGATACTGCTGTGCTTTACGTCTCTCAGCAGCCTTCTGTTGCGCTACCTCAGCTCCGTCCTTCTGAATACCTTCGATGCTTTTAGTTAATGATTTAGCACTCTCACGAGCAACATCTAAGCTACCTGTGAGAGTCTTTACTCCTTCGTTTATTCCGTATTGGTCTGACATAGGTATTCATTATGTAATGTAAATATATTACTTCTCTCTTTTTATACGAGCTGCTCTTTCTTTTTCAAACTGATCGATGTCTTCATAGAATCTATCGAGTGCTTGAGATGCAGCCTCAGCTTCTCTTGACTTGTCTGCAATCTTAGCTTGTTTAATACGAGCATTGATAGCAGTAATATCTTTCTTCATCTGTTCTACCTGACGCTTCTCTGTCTCTCCCATATCGATATCAAAGATACGAATACCAGTAAGGTACTGAGTCAGTCGCTGCTCTTCAGGCAAGTCTGTTCTAGCCTCACGAGGAGTACCTAAACCAAAGAAACTATTCATTGTAGTAACTTCTTTAGTTATAGGATCTACCATACGAGAACCGAAGATAGAACCTGGATTAGCTCTGTCAAGTTCATTAAGTACAATGATATTAGATGCAAGCTTAGCTAAATGCACAGGCATAGGAACACCTAAGAAGTCAGCGTTCTGTCCTTCAAACTCTTGAATGTTTTTCTTACGGAAGAAGTCATAGTTTGCTAGGTATTCTAGGGGTGCTTTAATAATAGGAGAAACACCACCCATTACCGTAGACAAAGCTGTACCTAGTTTACCTCTTTGAATACCTTCAGGAGCTGTCTCAGTGTTGAGGAACTTAGTGATAGCTGCAATATCAAAGGTGGGTATCAAGTTAGCTAAAGGAATTGCAGATACAGTTCCAGCTTCTGCATTAGAACCTACATAGACAGGAGCTTGCTCACGGATGTAGCTAGGTACTTGAGACAATTCTGGCTGCTCTACTTGATATGCTTGCTGTGCATTATTAATAGCTAGATTAAGCTTGTTAATCTTATCAGGCTGAGTTGCTAATGCTTCCAACTGCAATGGAATATTCTTACGAGACCAAGTATAGAAAGGCATTACTCTTTTCAGAACATCTTTCTCAAATGGATTTACATCACCATAATCAAACAGATATTTTCTAACATGGTTACCTGCTTTATCAAACGAAGCACCTTTGTTTAATTGATCAAGAAACAAAGCAATTCGTGCATTGTCTTCGACAGTTTGACCTAGTTTAAAACCACCCTGTAAAATAGGGTTACTAGTAGCTAAGGTAAATGGATTTTTATTACCGCCAGATATTTGACTTTCTAATGTGCGACTAATATCACCACCGTACTGTCCCTGACCAAACACACCACGAGTCATCATAGCATCATACAGTTCTTTAGTAGGATATCCAGCAATCTCGCCACTAAGATTGTTCTTAGCTACTTTTGCCTGAAATGCAATAGCTTCACCATATCGTAAAGGATTTGTTAATCCGCCTAAGTAGCTATTCCATAAGTTACCAATCATATTCTTAGAATGATAAGCTGGACGAATACCAAGTGACCACATCTTCCACCAGTTCTGAGCACCATCATACAGCTTTAAGAACTTATTAATTTCTTCTTGATTAGTTAGTGCTTTGTATGAGCGTGTTAACTGATTAGCTACTGTAGGTTCAAACTTAAGACCAGGAATTTCTGGAATAGTCTTATAGCTGGCAGGAGCAACGTCAGCTTTAATACCAAACTGAGAAGCTTCATCTAAGAACTTACGACCAGCTACAGCCTGAGCAGCATTAAAGTCTGCTATACCAAGCGCAATTGCAGGATCGTCTTGGAAGAACTTACTAGTTCCATATATATTCTTAGCATTAATCTCAGCTACAGTACCTTCTATTTCACGAGCAACACCCTGAGGTGTCTTAGCAGAAGGGCGGATGCCAAAGAAATTCTTAAGACCTGTATTATTTAGAACATCGTCTGCTTCTTTAGTAGCGATATGTGGCATATAGGTTTCACCTAAGTCACCTACGTCTACACCAGCTGCCTGTTGCTGTTCTAGTCTTGCACGATTCTGTGCTACAATACGTTTCTCTAATTCACCAATAGCATCATCACTTAAGTTAGCTGTTTCGATGTCTTGGAATATCTTAGCCTTTAGTTCGTTGACAGGAATATCTGTCTGCTTAGACAATGCCTTAATCTCGTTGTTAAGAGACTTAGCATTACGAACAGTCTCTGTTCTTGCTTTATCTTTAGCAAATCTAAACTTGTCATATATTTCTTTAGCTTTAACAACATCGCCTTCTTTAAGTACAATAGCACGATACAGTTCATTGTCAGCAAGCTTAGAAGAGATGCCAATAGAATCAGCACCAGTAGAAGCAGCAGCTTTAACAGTCTTGAATATAGGAGATACAACCTCACCCTTTAGTGGATCAAGGACGACATCACCCATGAAACCAAGGAGCATAGACTTAACTGGATTCTCTCTACGGAACTGATCAGGAAGAGCCTCTTGAAAAGAAGCCTTCTCTTCTCCCTTAAGTCCTCTGATACCAGCTTGCTGTGCCTTAGCTAGGTTCTCAGTAGACAGTATCTCCCATAAAGGAGCACCCTTCTTTGACTCTTCTGTTGTGCCTAATGCTTTAACATAGGTAGCACTTGCTTGGAATGGACGCTGAAGTATATCAATAGCATCAAGTAAGAAGTTACCTGTAGCACGACCTGCTTTCTGTACATTCTCAGGCAATTGCTCCCATGTAAATGTAGCTGCTTCTGCTACTTTACCAGCAACATCTTTAACAGGTTGTGGAATAGCTTCACCAACAGCCTTAATACCAGCAGCATTAACTGCTTCAGTAGTTACAGGAGCTACCTCTTCAAAAGTGAATGAAGTTGGAGCTGGCGAGACTGTTACTGAGGTAGACTTTGGAGCTACCTCATCCCATGAAAAAGTAGTAGCCATCTTATTGAGTTACTAAAATAAACTTACTTCCATCCCACTTTGCATTTCCGTTAGGAGTTGCATATATTTTATCTTCCTTAAGGTCAGCTTTAGCTGTTGGCATAGGTAAAACACCGCCTGAAGGAACAGCACCAGAAGGAGTAATCCTTTCAGAAGCTTTACCCATCCAAGGATTACGCAAAGCAATCTTCTGTGCATTAACTAACTCAGTATTAGCTAGTTCTCTGTTTGGAAGTTTTTTATAGGGATCTAAACCATTGGCTTTAAACAAAGCAAGAGCAGCTTCTCGTTCTTGATTCCAACGATTACCTGCTTCAAACTTATCAGTACCAATCTTACCTAACTCAGCTTTGTTCTTCTTAATAGTGGACTCAATCTGCTCTATAGTCAATGCTTCTTTCTTTTCTCTTTGTGCTTCTTTCTTAGCTTCTTTATCTGCAAGTGTACGCAGAGTCATTAACTTGTTATAGTTAGGATCTTTGTCTAAGTCATACAGTTTAGCAAAAGCTCTAATCTCATCTGTAGTCTGTGGAGTAGGTTCTTTCTCAGGATCAAACCCTCTAACTTGTGCCTTAGCTAACAGAGGATTAGCATACTTAGTAGTGTAAACATCTACAGACTCGGGATCATCACGGACTCCTTTTCTTTCAGCAGCAAACGCTTCATCAGCAGCTTTCCTTGCTTTAAGAAACTCTTGAGTAGCTAGGTCTTTACTTTGTGAATACTCTGCACCAGCAGGTAAGTTGTCAGCAACATACTTATAGTACTCTGGGCTACCAGGAACAAACTGTTGATCTGCTGCTTCTTTAACAGTTAATAAAGTTCTTTCTCTTTTCTGAGTAGCACTCTCACCCGTGAGACCCCCAATCAAAGCACCACCTAATTGACCAAGACCAATACCAATCTTCTCATAAGGAGATGAAGCTTGACCATACAGACCAGCCCATAGCTTCTGTTGCTGTAGTTGTTCTTCTCTTGGATTATATCCTAGTAAACCTGTAGTAAAACTTGGAGCAATAGCCATAATATTTCCTTATATCTTATTAAGTTGTTGCACCAGCACCGCCACCAGCACTACGTCCTCTACCAGCATAAGCTGTACCGCCAGCACTAATTAAACCACCCCAGAACTGAGCATTAGCTTGATTAGCAGCTTGAGTAGCACCGTATTGAGTCTGAGCAGCTTGTTGTAGTCCTTGTACACCAGCTGTTTGACCAGGCTGCTGTGCTGTGCCTAACTGAAGACCTAAGTTGTAAGGCATCTGAGCCATCTGCTCTACTTGACTAGATATACCTAACTGAGTTTGTAATGGAGAGAATGCACCAACTCTTCCTTGTGCTTGAGTACCAAGCAAGCCAGCACCAGTACCAAACAAGCTAGTACCAAAACCAATACGCTGCTGTGCAGCTTGCTCTGCTTGACCAGCTAATGCTAAGTCTTGGTTAGCAATTGCATTGTAGTATGCAGCTAACTCAGGGTTAGCCTGTTGCATATTACCAGCTACAGTACCGCCAGTAGCTAAGCCACCACGACCAGTCTGAAACAATCTATTCTGAAGAGCACCATATTGTTGTTCACGACTAGGAGCTAAGATAGCTTGCTGTGTACGCATGAAGTCTTGAGCAGCTTGCTCAGGAGAAGCAGCCATGTACTGTCCTCCTAATTCAAATGCTCTCTGAGCAGCAGGAGACAGAGCACCAAACTGTGTTGCTTGTTGCTGAGCAAAATCAGCACCACCAGCGAAGTTACCAAACAGTTGATTCTGTAGAGCCTCTAGTTCAGGAGAAGCAGTATACCCTGCGGAGGAGATATAAGGAAGCCCTGTAGCAGGATCAGTGGTACGAGTGAACTGAGACGATCCAAACCGAGTAGTCATTCCTACTGGTCTAAAGGCAGCCCCTTGAGCAGCTTGACGCTGTTGTTCTGCAGCTCTTTCCCCAGCAGCTTTAGTTTCATCAGCTCCTGTGAAGATATTAGCTACGCTACTAATTAACTTACCCATTATAATCCTCTACTATATATTAAATACATTCTGTTATCCTGTCCCACAAAAGGTTGAACATGTTTAAAACCGATTGTCTCTGCAAACTTAACTAACTTGTTATCTTCTTTGTCTAACATAGCTACTAAGGGTACTGTTACTAAATTCTGTAGTACATCTAAATCTTTAAGGTATTCTTTCTTTACTTCTGGTGTCCACTTAAACACATCTGTATGAAACCAAAGCATGTTACTGTAAAGTTCTAAGTACATCGTATAGTCTCTACGATTTACTACTGGTACTTTTATCAAGCTGTACGCTTCCACATACGAAC